TGTCACAAGGTTTAGACGCAAATGTATTACAAAACGTAACAGCAACTGCAATATCTGCAATGACAACTGCTGGTCAAGGCAAGATTGAATTGATTGCTCGTATATTTGCTGACACTGGTGTGACATCATTGTTCAAAGGAATATTACAACTCGTATGTAAGTATCAACAAAAAGAACGCATTATTAAAATCAATAATAAATATATTCCATTTGATCCACGTGAGTGGGATACAGAATACGATATTACTGTTAATGTAGGATTAGGTACTGGAACTAAACAAGAACAATTAGCAGTAATGCAAATGATTTTACAAAAACAAGAACAAATTATTCAGCAATATGGATTAGCAAATCCTTTAGTTAATCTTAAACACTATAGAGATACACTTGCTAAATTTATCCAAATGGCAGGATTTAAAGATGATAGTCATTTCTTAAATGAAATTACTGATGAGCAATCACAAATGCTTGCACAACAAGCACAACAAGCAGGTAAACAAGATCCAATTACTCAACAAACACAAATACTTGCTCAAGTTGAGCGTGAAAAAGCACAATTAAAAGCACAGTCTGAACAAGCAAAACTACAGTTAGATCGTGAGCAAATGGAACTTGAAGCACAAAAAGATGCATTAGAGTTGAAGCAACAAGAAGTAAAACAAACAACTGAATTAGCATTAAAAGAATTACAAATAAAACTTGATGCAATGAATAAAGGTAAGAATGCCGATAATCAAAGCACTAAAGTTATTATGGAAGCACTAGAAAAAATTAGTAATATTGCCAACAGAGGTATGCAATAAGAGTTGAAAATACAATAGAGATTGCTAAAGAGTATCTTCGATGTGAAGAAATACTTAAATCTGCTATTGATCTTAACAATGGTTTATATGAGTCAGAAGATATATTGCGTGAATTAATTTCAGGTCAATATCAGTTATTTGTCTCAGAACATTCAGCATTAGTGACAACGGTTATTCCTTATCCTCGTGCAACTGTATTACATTTATTTTTAGCAGGTGGCAATTTAGAAGAACTGGAGCAGTTATATCTAGAAGCAGAAAAGTATGCTAGATACATGAACTGTAAATTAATTACATTAATGGGAAGGTTTGGTTGGAAAAAAAGTTTCTTAACTGAATACGGAATGAAACCAACCTGTTTACAAATGAGTAAGGAATTATGATAAAACTACATCACATATTTAGATTAGTCTTTGGATTTGCAATGGTCGAGTTTTGCAGATTCTTTTACTTTAGTTACAATACAGGTCCAAGTTATTCAAAACTATCACCATCTGCTCCATCATTTTCATCAGAACAACAAAAGTTATTAGGAATAACTCCTAGTTCTAAATACACAGGTCTATATCAAGTTGGTGACCAAAACATTTATTTAAGTGGTAACAAAGCATATCAACAAGACCAGTCTGGTTTAATGTATTTAGACCCACTAGGAACAAATACAAGATTTAAAGAATACACAGGTGATATTAGAGGGTTAAATTATGAGAAAGATGCAGGAGCATATTCTCCATCTATGGCATACTTATCTTCTTTGCAAAGATCACAAACACCTTATGTCCCACATTCTGCACCACCTGCTCCACTAAGTATTTTAGGTTACAATCCTGCATTATCATCTGGTATGTATCAAGCAGGTAATTTAAATAATTTGTTAACAATGCCAACGGATTTTAGTTCATCTTATGGTGCAGGAAGATTTATGTCACCTATTAGCAATGCTCAAGGTGCTGGAAGATTTATGGATGGCAATAGTCTTTTAAGTATGAATTTTGGATTACCTAGTGGTGAGTCAGCAACTACAGGAACAGAATGACAAAACAAAACATTATAAAAAATATTTTAATGACACCTGAATTTCAGGAAGTTATAAAAGAAATTAGAGATAACCAATTAAACAGAATTATCTACTCTAATGAAGACGAAGCAAATGAAAGAGAAAAAGCATATGTCCGAGTTAAGACGATAGACGAACTCATGTCTACTTTGGAATCTATCGCAAAAGATGGCGAGATTAAAAGTAAAGCATGGAAGATATTATAGACTTTTCTATAATGGCAACCCTTGCCGAAAGGGAACATTAAGGAAATACAAATGAGTGAAGAAACCATGACTCCTGAACAAGGAAGTGGAGATCTAACCGTAAGAAGTGCAGTTTCAGCATTTGAAGGCATCTTATCAGCAGGTGAGGACTCCAACGAGCAACCAGAAACTGTTGAAGCAGTGTCAGAAGAAGTTACTGAAGACGTATCAACATCTAGTGGTGATGATGTAGATGAAATTGAAGATACTCAAGAAGAAGTTGAGATAAGCGAAAATGAACCTGAAGAAGAATCTTACGAAGATGTTCCTACTTACAAAGTAAAAGCATCTGGTGAAGAAAAAGAGGTGACCGTTGATGAACTTATTAAAAACTATCAACTTGGTGCAGACTATACAAAAAAGACTCAAGAGTTATCAGAGCAACGCAAAGCAATAGAAGCAGAAGCACGTGCAGTTCAAGAGTCTAAACAAGTTAGAGATTTATACGCTCAAAGATTGCAAGCAGTGGAAGAGTTTCTGAGATCACAAGTCAATGAAGCAACTCCATCAGATCTTGCAGAATTGAAGGAAAATGACCCAGTAGGATACGCAGTAAAAATTGCTGAAATTACAGAAAAGAAAGAAAACCTAAGTGCTGTCCAACAGGAACGTGCCAAGATTGCTCAACAGCAACAACTTGATCAACAACGTTTCATACAAAGCAGAGTAATGGAAGAAGCACAAAAACTTTCACAAATCCTACCAGAGTTTTCAGACCCTAATAAGGGCGAACAACTCAGAAATGAGATTCGCAATTATGGAAAAAGTGTAGGGTTTACGGATGCTGAGTTAAGTAATGTTATTGACCATCGTCACGTATTAATGCTACGCAAAGCACAACTATACGATCAGATGCAAAAAAATAAACCTAATGTAACTAAAAAGGTTAACAATGCGCCTAAGATGGTGAAATCAGGAAACAAAGTTGATCCATCAAATCGTGATGTGCGTAATAAAAACATGGCGAAATTAAAGCAAACTGGCAAAGTCAGGGATGCTGTCGCTTTATTTGAAAACTTTATTTAATAAGGAAGTGAATTAATCATGGCAACATATCAAACCCATCAGGCAGTAGGTCAGAGAGAAGACCTAACTGATGTAATTTATAACATCTCTCCAACTGAAACACCATTCATGTCTTCAGTTGCCAAATCTAAGGCAACTGGTGTTTTTCACGAATGGCAAAAAGACTCTCTTGCTTCTGCTAATATTGACAACGCAGTAGTTGAGGGTGCTGATGCTTCAGATGCAACACTTACTCCAACAGTTCGTGTTGGTAACTACACTCAGATTTCACAAAAAACTATCAAAGTTGCTGGCACATTAGAGTCAGTTGATAAAGCAGGTCGTAAATCTGAAAAAGCATATCAATTAAGTAAAGCATCTGCTGAACTTAAACGAGATATGGAAAAAGTTTTATTATCAAACAAAGTAGCATCTGCTGGTTCATCATCTACAGCAAGAACTTTAGGTGGTTTACAAGCATGGATTAACACTAACTACAACGGTGGTTCAACAGGTGTTGCTGGTAATAATGGAACAACTGCTCGTATTTCTGGTGTAGATACAGCATTTTCAGAAACAATCTTAAAATCAAATATTAAGAAAGTTTATGAAGCAGGTGGTGATCCATCAGTATTAATGGTAACTCCAAGTGCTAAACAAACAGTATCATCATTTGCTGGTATTGCTGGTCAACGTTACATGGCACCGGATAATAAAGCAACAACTATCATTGGCGCCGCGGATGTATATTTATCAGATTTCGGCACATTATCTGTTGTTCCTAACAGATTTATGACTGCTGACGTTGCTGGTAACGTTAGTGCTAGTGGTGCTGGTGTTGACAACGGTGAAGTAGCATTTGTTCTCGACCCAGAATATGCATCAGTTGCTTACTTACGCCCATTCCAAACAAACGAATTGGCAAAAACTGGTGATGCAGAAAAAACACAACTTTTAGTTGAATACACACTAGAAGTTAAAAACGAATCAGCACATGGAATTATTGCTGATATTGCTGAGTAATATGGATAACTCCCCTCTTCGGAGGGGATTACCCTTTTAGGATTGTTATGGCAAAGATTGTTACAAAAGATAATATAAGAACACAAACAGTACACGATGCAGATAACGGAAACATTGTGATTGCGACAACTCAAGATGTAACAGACATCGTAGAAAAAAATAAACAAGAATATAATTTAAACACAAATAGATGGGGTAGTGACATATTTGACAATAAGATTGCATCTATTCCATTAACAGTCATAGATGATTTAAACAAAGCAGGAATCATGCGTGGATTTGCAGTGGTAGATCAAAAAAAATTTAGAGCATGGTTAAACAACCCAGACAACAGATTTTTTAGAACAAAACAAGGTAGAGTATAATGGCATTTAATTCTTATTCAGATTTAAAAACTGAGATAGCAAACTATCTTGGTAGAACTGATCTTGCATCACAGATACCTACATTTATAAGACTTGCAGAAGATAGATTAAGAAGAGAATTACGTATCAGACAAATGTTAAAACAATCAACAGCAAATACAACTGCTGGAGATTCAACAGTAGGTTTGCCATCAGATTTTTTAGCAATGAAAGAAATGTATATAAATACAACACCAGTTGCTACTTTAAAATTTCAAGTTCCAAGTGCATTTTTTGCAAATGCAAGAGTTACTGATTCTGGGTTACCAGTAAATTACACTTTACTTGGATCTGAATTTCAATTTGCTCCAATTCCAGATGCATCATATTCATTAAGAATGATTTATTATTACAAACCTGATTATTTGAGCGATTCAAATTCATCTAATTTATTCTTAGCAAACTGTCCTGATTTATTGTTATATGGATCACTTGCTGAAGCAGAACCATATCTAATGAATGACGAAAGAATAAATACATGGGCATCTTTATACCAAAGAGGTCTAGAAGCACTAAGAGGAAGCGATGATGATAGTGAGTATCCATCGTCACCATTAACAATAACTTTATCTTCAAAGGGGTAATATTATGGCAGAAATGTCGAATTTTTTAGAAAACGAACTGTATGACCATGTGTTAAGAAACGCATCATACACTTCACCAACAAACTTATATGTATCATTACATACAGCAGATCCAACAGACGATGGTTCTGGAACTGAGGTATCAGGTGGTTCATATGCTAGAACAGCAGTAACAATGGGTGCACCTACTAATGGTTCAGGCACTAACTCTGCTGATGTGCAATTTCCACAAGCAACAGGTGACTGGGGCAGTGTATCTCACATTGCTATTTGGGATGCTACTACAGCAGGAAATATGTTGTTCCACACACCACTCGACACAACTAAAAATATTACCACAGGTGATGTGTTTAAAATTGCTAGTGGTTCATTAACAGTTACATTTGCTTAATCGTGCCTGCTGATGTTTGTGGTTTTACTACCCTAGAGTCACTAGATGTTTTTGGTAGCATAGATGATCTAAATTTTTCTTTAGACAGTCCTGTATGGTCTACTGCTTGCTTTAAATATGGTGATGGTGTAGTTACAACAAATGGAACTGCATCTGCAACTCCTACATTGCTATTAACATCTAATGGCACAATTATCAGTGTTGCTAATGTTGATGCTAATGCAGGATTAACTATTAGCAGAGAGGGTAATATAGATGTATCTGCAAGTGCAAGTGCATCACCAACTCGTGTTCTTTCTTTTACTGGAACAATTTTAGGTGATGCTGATGCAACATCTAATGGGTATTTGATTGTTACTCGATCTGCTGATGTAGATGTCTCTGCAAATGCAACTGCATTTCCTACACAGATTATTTCATTCACTGGAACAATATCTGGTAGTGGGGATTCAACTGCTAATGGATATTTGGTTGTTACAAGAAGTGGAGATATAGATGTATCTGCAAATATGTCTTCATCTTTCATTAAAATCATTTCATTTAGTGGTGAAATGGAAGCAATAGGAAGTATGCAAGGATTAGGTGGTGCAGAATTTCAAGGATTTTCATTTATTGGTGCACAGGCAAATGTGTATGTTAATGCAAATGCAGTCTTTGAATATGTTGTCACAATTAATGGAAATGTAACAACTGATGCAGATCTATACATATACGGACAAGAATGGACTCCTGTATCAACAGGTAGTGAAACATGGACACAAATAGGATAATTTAACGAGGTAAAAAAATGGCAAAAACTAAAATTTCAGAATATGATTCAACCGCTAGTAATAATACTGATATAGACAGTATTAATATTGCAGAAGGTTGCCCTCCTTCAGGTATAAACAATGCGATTCGTGAGGTAATGGCACACCTTAAAGACTTTCAATCAGGAACAAGTGGTGACACATTACCAGTAGCATCTGGAGGAACTGGAGCAACAACTCAATCAGGTGCAAGAACTGCATTAGGATTAGTCATTGGCACAGATGTTCAAGCATATGATGCTACAATATTAAAGTCAGCAAACATTGGATCAACTGTTCAAGCATATGATGTTGACACATTAAAAGCAGATGTAGCAGATACTTTAACTGCTCCATTTAGAGGAACTGTCACAGTAGACAATGACTTAAACTTTAACATGGCAACTACTAATAACTTTCAATGCACACCATCTGCAAACGGAACATTAACATTTACTAACTTTACATCAGGTCAGTCAGGTTACATATTATTAATTAATTCAGGTGGTAGAGTAATTAGTGCTTCAGCAACTACAAAAATTACTGCTGATGACTTAACAAAAATATCTACAGCAGGAACATATTTAATTTCTTACTTTAGTAATGGAACAAACGCATACTGCACAGCAAGTGCTAATATTGCCTAATTTGGAGATATAGTTTTGAGTATACTAAACAACAGTAATGCCATTGCAACAGGTGATGGATATTTCCTAGATCAAAGTATCAGATTTCGTTCATCAGCATCTGCATACTTAACAAGAACATTTG